GGGTTTATGGGAAAAGTTGTATTTGTGAAGGTTGGGGAACCGAACACGTCTTGCAAATACTCACGATGGCACACAATGTTGGTAGCGTGTGTGCTAGAGAATTTGGGAGGCGAGCCCTGCAATACGTTATAGCTAGCTGGAGAGCCAGTCATAACATAATCACCAGAACCGAAAATGGAACCGATACCAGCGCCAAGGAATCTGCCGATTCCTTTGCCGATACCGGGAATTCCAAGATAGGATCCGATGGCTGACCCCGTTGACCCACCTGCGTTGGTGAACGGAGTTGGTCGGTCTTTGTAGACCACCTTCTGCTTAGGTTGTTGTTGTTGTTTGGGTTGTTTCTTTTGTCTAGTGCGTTTTCGCTGTGGCATATTATTGGATACCACAAGCCACGGTGGGACTGTACATCCAACACTTCTCCTTTTGGAGATAGAGCCGTGCAGTCTCTCGGCATTTTGTTTAGCACGGAAACCGTTTTGGTCTGTTTGAAGTGTTGAACCCAATGACAAAGTATGTTTTATAACTTCCTCGTCTGCCTCTGGAAGCCACCCACTATCCTTAACTAAATCAATATAATATTGCTTATTGGGCAAATTATTAAGATCGTCAAGATAGTCAGCGTACAGCTGTCGCTTGTGAACGCTCGTTCCTCCTTTCCCGAGTAACGAGTACGTGATCTTGGGCGCATTCGTGGTGTAACAAATGCCGTCCGTATAAATATGCGAACAAAACTCAAACTTATCGATGGAGGTAGGAACGTCCTTGGATATATGTCCAAGCGCGAGCATCTTAATCTCAGCGTCTTCAACATAATCCGCCAGACAGTCATCTCCATTCGCTTTTGCAGCAGAACCACCAATGAGAAAGTGCGCATCTACTCGAATCCTCGAATTTGAGGATGAGGTGCAGTACCAACCACTTTTCATGATTCCGGGTTCCACTTGGGCGAAGGATTCCCCGTCTGAAAGAACGAACACAGAAAGTGCTCTACATCTAATAAGGTTGTATACATATGTCTCAAAAGTAGTGCCTTTAGCTCCCGCTAGGAGTACTCTGTGCTCGATTTCTCGAGCATATTCCTCCCAGGTCACACTAAAGTCCCATCCTGAGACATCTGTAGCCATGAGTTTGCCTGATCTCTCAATGTCCTCTGCGTAGTCTATAATAGAGGCTACACTCTCAGGAGTGAAGCCCATACCACAGGCAGAGGGAATGGATTCCCACATATCGCGCTCTGCATGATTTTGAGTCATGAAGGCAATTCGGTCGCACATCTCATCGATGAGCGACACGCTAGAGATAAGTCTAAAACGTTTGTTTATAACTTTCTCCCGACTGTGGGGTTCATTCTTTACAAAGATTTTCACTGGATCACAATAACCCAGTTCCACAAGATCTTCAGCTGTATAAGAGTCTGGTATCTTTTCTTTACATAAGAGGCGAAACCGGGCCTCTGTAGATTTCTTTATATCTCCCGGCATGATATCGAGTACCATACCTTTCTCCTTTGCAATATTGCAAAGTGGAAATCCTGGAGATGCATCACGCTTTAGA